TTTTGGTACTTCTAACTTCGTCATTGTTGATAATAATAAACCAGATGAAGACGTTATGACAATGGCACAAAAGAGAGTGCGACAACTTGTCAAAAAACCAATACAAAATGGTCGTGCGAAACAATGGATCAAACGAGAGCTTGACAAACGCCGAAAAGCATGATATAATATGATATGTCCCGAAAGAAAAACCCAATCGCCAAAGACTTACGCACACCTAAGTATCGTAAGCGGGTTGTAGAATCAAAGAAAACGAAACCCAAACGTAAATACAGAGAGATTGAAGATTGGATAGAGGAAAACGCACCTTTTCAACCTAAAGACTATATGGATGATACATGATATTTGATTGGTTTACGAAGAAAAAAGAGATAAAAATCGAGTGGTGGAGTACCGTTGACGGACTCAACGACCCATCTTTAGACTTTCTACGACCACAAAAAGCAAGTAAGTTCTTTCCTGCGTGGTTTAAGAATACAATGGCAACAATGAATGGTGGCACAATTAGAACCATAAAGAAATGTCCAGTCTTTGGTGAGTTCCTAACACAAGGTTATGTCATACCTCTTTGGACTGATATAGAATTGTTTTATGATACAGATAAAAATGGTGATGAATATTGGGAATACAAAACACCGTCAGAACATTTCGCATGGGATGTCCACAGTAGAGAACAATTCTTAGATCATCTACCAGAATCTGAGAGAAAGAAGTGGGGTTTTACATGGAAAGCAGTTTGTCCTTGGCGTGTACGCACACCCAAAGGATATTCAATGTATCAAATGCCGTTGTGGTATCACTTTTCTGAGTTTCAAGTTCTACCAGGTTCGATAAGAACTGATTTTCATTATGAAATCAATCAACAAATACTCGCACCATCCTCATGGAAAGGTCAAAGAATACGATTAGAACGAGGCACACCACTGGCATGGTATATTCCATATCGCAGAGAATCGTATTCACAAGAATTTGTGCCATATACAAACGAAAGACAACGCATGACAGAGAGTTCCAGAATGATTTCTGATTCAAAGTTTACGAATGGATATAAAGAACAAGTAAAGAGAGAGGATAAAAAATTATGAAAAAGAACACTTTAGTCATAGGATCAGATCACCGAGGT